TGCCGTAATGAAGTACGCTAGCTCTATATTTCACGGTGCCGAGAAGTTTAACCGTGAAGTTGTCTTTATGTCTTCGTTTGACTTAGCTTATCAGCAGTACAAAAACAAAGGATATAACGAAGAAGGCGCTCGTAAAAAAGCTATTGAGGTGGCTAAGGAACTAACGTACAAGTCAATGTTTGACTATTCAACCCTTAATAAACCACGGTTTTTACAAGGTCCAGCAGCAAAGGTTATCTTCCAGTTTAAACAGTTCTCGCAGCAAATGACGTATTTACTTACTCGTAGTGCGTTTGAGACTATCTATAAAGAGTTTACTCCTACTGAGCGGGATTTAATTAGGGATCAAATTAAAGCAGAAGACAAAGCGTTTAGAACCGAACAGCCAAGAATGACTGATAAGGAATTAGACGCTGCCGTAGAAAAGTATATTGCCGACTTCCGTAAAGAAGCACGTAGCCGACTATTAGGTGTTTATGGTACAACCGCAGTGTTTGCTGGAGCTTCGGGCTTACCCTTATGGTGGGCGGTATCTTCTACTGCCAACGCATTACAAGCAGTATTTGGTGAGGATGATGACGAGGACTGGGACTTTGACATTTGGTTCAAAGAGTGGACTAACGAAACCTTTGGTGGATTCTTTGGGGATGTTATGGCTAGAGGTGCCGTATCTCAACTAACAGGTGCTAACGTAGCTGATCGTTTGAGTTTGAACGGGTTATGGTTCAGAGATATGCGTAAGAGCGAAGATGAAGTCTCGTGGGTACAGAACCAGCTTATTAACCTACTAGGACCTACTGCAGGGCTTGTAATTAACTCCGCTGAGGCAGTTAAACAATACAACCAAGGATACGTCGACCGAGCCATAGAAACGGCTTCTCCTGCGCTTATTAAAAACTTCTTAAAGGGCATGCGCCTTAGTGAGACTTTTGGTGAGGGTCGGGCTACCAACCTAAAGGGTGATGAGCTTGTAGGGGACATTACAGGGGTTGAAGCGTTTTATCAAGCTATAGGCTTTGCCCCAGAACGTGTTGCACAGCAGCAAAAAGTTAACATTGATAGAAAAACAATAGAACAAAATATTTTTAAACGCCAAGCTCGTTTAAGAGATGCGTTTTTTATGGCGGTAGATAACGACGATGATGACCTTAGAGAACGCACAATAGAAAAAATAGCGGAGTTTAATAAGAGATATCCTGAAAAAGCTATCAAACCTAAAGATATATTGAAATCAATTAAAGGGCGTTATGAACGCCGTGCACTTGCTGAATCTATGGGTGGTATGACGTTTGATAAAAAGTTAATTGGTAGGCTATCTGAGTTTGGTTCTTACGGCGATCAATCTGAAGATTAAAAAAGCCCCCACCGAAGTGGGGGTAAAGTCATCATTTAACAAGGAAATAAATGAAGTAGCCATGGGCTACACCCAGATAATACTACCTAATCCGCCATACTCGCAACCCACGTATTCCCTTTTCTACAACAGTCTGAGTCTTAATCTTGTACCCAAGGCGTTTTGTGGTGCGTTTAACCTGAGCTAGGGCTCCTTCCGTATCCAAACAAGGTATAAAAAAGGATGACCCAACCACAAAGTTTTTCCAGTTAACTCTGAAGCTCAGACCGTGGATCAGCATCTTGTGGCGTATCCTGTGCTATTTCAATAAGTTGTTCGTCTTCAAACGCCTTAGCCGACAGGTCAAAGGCAAAGCAATCAATAGCCCCTGATTTAATTTTAGTGCCCTTGGATATGCGCTTCTTTTTAAGTCCGAGGTAGGCTTTATCTACTTCCAAGGAAGTCAGCACATCTTTCAAAGTAATCTGGTTATCGGTGCAGTATTTCCTAAACTGCTTGGCATTAATGTACATTTCTTTAGTATCAGGTTCAATGCGGATATACAGTTTGTCCCATCTAGGCTCAACAATAGGTAGCTGCTCCATGCCAGTACGCCCGTCGGCTTCATCATTAATTACCAGTACGGTGCCACGATTCTCATTAATAAACTCACTAATAGCGTCAGTTACACCTTTGGTTGGGGCTTTAATTTCATGCCGCATGATTTTAAGTTCTGCAACAATCCAGGTATATACCCTATGTATATCAAAATCAATTAGCCCTAAATCCTTAGCAATTAAAGCGCCGGCAATATTACATGCAGCTACAGCCGACCAGAACCGTTCACGGTTACTCATATCAACGGCTTTATCAATACGCTGCTGGACTTGCATAACAAGGTCCATGGCTTCTTCTAAATCAGTAACTAAATACTGGGCGTACTTAACCCCTGCGTGCCCATGATGCTCATATAAGGCGTTAAATATCTCGTCGGCTTCTTGTTTAGACAGTGTGCCTGTAAGCTCAATCTTGTACTCTAAAAGGCGCATAAACTCGCCATCGGGAGTAGCTTTAAGGGATGATAGCTTGTCATAGAAGGAGGCATTGGAGCTAGTTAGTAAGATGGTGCCCCACTTAGTAGCATTTGCACGCTCAGCATTCTCGTGCTGTTTCATGCGGTTTTTACCCCTACCTTGCGATGCAGCATAAAGTAGGTCTGAGAAATGATCGCCGCTCATTTTGGTAACTTCGTCAATGGTCACGGGTAAATTATTCATAACCCCAAGGCGGTGGATCATGGAGTTCATTGTGTCCTTCCACTGCAACATAAGCTCTTCAGGATGACCCCATACGCTATTGCACATTTTAAGGATGGTCGACTTACCAGTACCCGACGTATTGTTTACTAGGTTAATAATGGCACCCTTGAGTTTAAGATGCTTAAGTAGTGGAGCACCAAAGGCAGTAAAGAAACCAAAAGCATGTGGTTCAAAACCAGGCTGGTCGTATACCTTAGCTATACGCTTCCATTCTTCAAAACTACCCTTTGGTTTTAAATAGTCAGCCAATGAACCAGTGGCTACTGAAGGTGGGCTATATGCTACTTTTTCTGCTGAAACTTCTTGCTCGCCAATAATAAATTTCTTATCCTTGTCGGCCCAGCCGAACTGATCTCTCATAATTTCTTGCTCCATTGAATGTTGTAGGTTTTTTGCTGAAGCAATCATGTATCCCATAATTGCATCCATTTGTTTTTTAGCAGCGATAACCCCAAAATAGCCTAGCTTGTCTCGCAGCTTTTCTGATGTCATTGCATCTGTAGCCGACATAGCAAATTCTTTCATGCCATCTTTTGGTAGGTGTAGTCTGATCCAAACTGACTCGCCTTTAGCAGGATCGTGCAGGCGTTTGACTATATACAGGTCATGTTCGTATATATTTATTGCGTCACTACCCCCATCGTCATCCCTAATCTCGATATAAACGCCGCCGTTCTTCCCCCTAAAATACGGAAATGGATATTGTGGTATATCGAAAACTTCCTCTTGACCAGTCTCCGTCGTCTCCACGATGACATTATCTTCCGCAGCAGCGATTTCGGATCCGAGCTGCACCGGCGATGATATCTTGCCCTTGTGTTGGCACCCTTCACAGCCTTGAGGATTAAGCTTCTCAAATGTTTGGCATGTGTATGGCCCCTTCGTTTGGTTAGCCTTACGCTCCGTGTTCTCCGGTGAGTATTCAGGGTGTGCCTCGGATATTTTATGGATGGCTTCATCTCTATCTACGCAGACTGCCGCTACCGACAAACCTGCTCTCCATAGTGGTTCTTCAATTGTGTCTTGGTTTACTGCAATGTTTTCAAGCTGAGCGCAACCCTGACCATTCATGGTTTTAATCATGATGGTTTTAAATCGGCTTTGTTTATTACCTAGTAACGCTAATGCAGACTCGCTGTATTGCCGAGGGATCCAGTCAGGTGCAACTAGCACACCGATGTTTTGTTTGACGTACTCATAGTCAATTTCAGGCTGTAGCTTTAATATTTCTACTGCAAGCGGTGGGTCTTCTTTAAAATTAAGCGTTTCTGATACACGTAAAATAGATGCGTTATCTGCGGTCCTGGATGGGTCAGCATCAAAATTATGTTCTTCACAAAGCGCTTTAAGTCGCTCTGCAACTGGGCGCCATTCCGACCGAGTAATTACAGTCTTTAATCTCCAGTACGCATGAATACCCCGCCCCGAGTTAACCACGGATGGCAGTGGCATATTAATCTTTTTGCAGAATTGCTTTAGTGCGTCTAAGCCAATAGTTTGATCTGCATAAGGTTTACCCTCACCACAATCAATGTCTATCCAAAAGGCTTTAATAATGTCGCCATTAGGCTGAACCCGCCCTTCTTTAGGGTCTTTATATTTAGCGCAAGCAAAATATACATTGTTGTTATCCTGCAATAGCTTGGCAATTTCTACTTCCGCCTCAGCCAGTGTCTTATGGAATGATTGCTTTGGTCTTTCCTCGTCCTGCCGTAAACCAACTATGCAATACCACCCTTCTCCTTCGGGGGCTAATATTGCTGTCAGTAGATCTGTTGTTGCCATATCACCTCAACACCGAAAAAATAAGGACAGCAAGGGATTCGGCAATATCCCGATTCGCTCCGTCGAGCTAGCTGCCCCCGTGGACGTTAACTACTTAGTGTTTTCTCTATTAGTTCAATCTTGTCTTTGCGAGGGGTACCAGTACCTGTAAACCATGTATACATAGTCATACGAGAGACGCCAAACTTTTTAGCCATCTGTGATACTGGTATTCCTTTTGCAATGCAATATTTGCCAAGGCGAACCCCGGGATGCCGAGGGTTGCCAGCTCTTATTGCTTCAACAAGACGGAGACTATAACCTCTTAGACTCATGCTTCTTCGTCAGTGGACCATCCGCTCATCACGGCTTTCAAGTCTCGTTTAGCAGTCGGCTCAGCCTTTTTCTCTTCACGTTTCTTAGGCTCAGGGATTGACTCTACTTCAACTTCAACTTTGGCTACCTCTGCCTTTGCTGTTGGTGCAGCTAGCTTAGGTTTAATACCGTCCGCTTGTGCAATTGTCATAGTAACTGCGCTCTTAGCAGCTTGAGTTTCACCAAGTTTCTTGGCTTGCTCCCATTCAGGACGCTCTAAGAATCGCACCGGTTTGAAGAACAACTTACCAACTGTTGAGTCTTCGTCAAAGCGCATCTCAGTAACCAAGCTATTTAGGTTGTAGCCTTGTGAGCCAACGTATTTAGCGTATTGATTAAACGGCATGTGCTCTAAATCGCCAGGGTCTTTCATGTCATAGAAAATAGACTTGGATTGCAATGTCATTTGATAGACATCACCATCTAAATCAGACGCCAAAGCTACTGCAATACGGCGGTTCTTACGGCATGCCTTGGTATTACCCTGACCTGACCCATTAATATCTTGTGGGCAGTTAGCGCATGCTGATGATTGAGGTGATTTGATAGATGCATCAGGCTTCTCACCATCGTTAGACCAGCAATCAGGTGGTGCAGCATCGGCTTTTGGATCCCATGCTTTTGCATAGAAAGTCCTTGAGATATGCTTGGAAGCATTAACAATAACAACTTCTAGCTTGCCGGTGTTGGTTTTGGATACTTCTGTGCCATCCACTTTAAGCACAAACTTGTTATTGCCAAGCGCAATGCGTTTAACTTGTGAACCACCACCTGATAGGGCTTTGGTTACATCATCAAGTTCGACTTCCTTAAGATAGTCGGGCAGTTGGTTATTAAATAAGGCGACGTTACTCATTTGCTTCTCCTAATAGTGATAGCGTATGTGCGATCCACATTTAAACCGGCGGGATGCAAGTCCGGATTCTCTTCCAAAAACTGCTTCATATTGGTCTGATGAATTCTTTTTTCAAGCAGATCAGGGGCTTCGTGCTCATGTAAAAACTTATAGAAGTTCTCCCAATCGTTTGTCCAAAACCTGCTCTTAACCGACCGCATAGCAAGACCATGCTTAGTCTTAATGCTATCGGCATTTGTTTGTTTGCAGATTTCAAGTATTTCCTGTTCTAGTAAAGACAGCTGTTCATTAAGATCAGCCTCTTTTTCTTCTAATTCACGACGTATTTGGTCACGGGCGTCACGTATTTTGATATAGATCTTGACCAGTTTGTCCATATCGGCGACGGGTTGTACTACCGCTTCGGCATCATTCATTTTCGGTTCCTTGTTAAATGTCGGATCTAAGTCCGTTAATTAATACTACAACTACTACTTTACTTTGTCAACTATTTATTGTCAACTTCTTGTCGGTACAAATCAATTATTTTTGTATGTACATCAAGTTTATTTTGCAGCATATGATATAACTTTGTCTCTACGGGACTACCCTTAATATGCACAATAGTCATTGCGTTCTTCTGCCCTTGCCTATCTATACGTGCATTAGCTTGCAAGTAAGTCTCTATGGATGTTACTGGTGCATACCAAATAATAGTATCTGCGGCAGTTAGTGTAACTCCGTGTGCAGCAGCCTGTGGTTGTATAATAAGTACTCTAGGGTTAGTTTGTTCTTGAAATTGTTTAAATATTTCAGTGCGTTTGTTTACTGGGACTTGCCCATTAATGACTTCACAAGTAATACCCGCCCCTCTCAAATGTGCTTTAAGTAGTTCTATTGTATGCGTGAAAGGAACAAAAACAAGAACTTTGTGACTAGCTTCTTCAATTACTTCTTCAATAACACGTAGGCGATTACTAACATCAAACTCAACGACAGCACCGGTATCAGAATAGACAGCTCCACCTGATATTTGTAGGAGTTTATTAATCTTAACCGCAGCATTAACGGCGCTAACTTCTTCTCCATCCGCTGCCATAAGGTATTCGTCTCTGAGCGTTTTGTAGTATTTCGTCTGTTGCGTAGTAAGGGGGGCGTCCCGAAAAACATGTGTAACCTCCGGTAGGTCTAAACAATCTTCTTTTCTAAATCGAATTGCGGGTTGCAGTGCATCAAACACAGTTGTGCTTGCGTCAGGTTTTGGTAGCCATTTAAACTTTGTAATCTGTATCATAGTTTGATCACGGAAACCCCCAAAGAATCTAGGTACATTGTCGGGCACTACCATCTTTGCTAGTCCAAATGCGTCCGTTGGACTTTGTGCTGCTGGTGTACCAGTCATCATCCACACCCATGTACGTGGAGTTAAAATACGGTTAAGGGTTTTCCAACGTTTAGTAGTGATGGTCTTATAGGCATTAGCTTCATCGACAATAATTAAATCAAAGTTTTGTTTTGCAATGTCGTCGGCAACAATATCTACACCGTCATAATTAATAATGACAAACTCTGCATCACTATCAATTACTGCTTTTCTTTTCTCTTTACCCCCATAAGCAATACCAACTTTGCGGTGCATTGCAAACTTAAATAAATCAGCCTGCCATGCAGATTGCATAATAGATAGAGGGCAAATAATTAATACTTTGTAGACTTTTTTCTGTTCTATTAAGTAGTCGGCAGCCCATATAGCTGACGCTGTCTTGCCGGTGCCTTGTTCGTTAAAACAAAATGCTCTTTGATTTAATGTAAGAAAATTAGCCGTTTCTTTTTGGTGGTCCATGGGTTTATACAGCCCAGGCCATTTGTAATCACGTTGTATTGGAGAAGGTACATTTTTAATTCCAAGTTTTGATAAAACTTGTGCTTCTTCTAAACCCCACCGAACAGCAACCTTATGTAGGTCGCCGTTGGTTTCAATAATCTCGCTTTTATGGATACACTCAGTTACAAGATTGGGTCTTCTTGTAGTAATTACTATTGCTTTGTTATTTACTATTTCCATGTTTAGTTTTTACCGAATGATCTGAGTTTCTTGCATACGAGCGATTGCTCTTTGCAGTCTTAACCGTAAGATTGCTGCGTACCGTTTTTCCGCCTTTAGATAAAGGGACTTTGTGGTCAACATCTTTGCCATCGCCTTTATGGGTAAGCCCAGCTTTTTCCATAATTCGACGAGCCTTGTTACGTTGCGCCCGTTTCTTTTTGACCTCTGGCGTACCATCATATTGTTCATATTCCTTCTTGTAAGGGCGGGGTTTGTTCACATAAGGCATATCGTTGCTCCTCTTTACGGTAAAAATACACGGCGCCATCGCCTAATACTATGTATTTTGGCATGTTTTTAAGGTCTGTTCCAGTCAATAATTTAAGGGTTTCGTCCAT